CGACTATAATCTACAGTCCGTTTGGAACTATGAAAATGCCAAACAGCACACGCCGCTAAAGAGCCATTGGGTTTCACCACTTAAATGCCCCAAAACGTTTATGATGTCATTTATATGACATTATTGTAAATATTTACGTGCTAAACAAAATGCCGAGAGACTACACGGCGGCGTCCGTTAGGAGAGGTGAAATGAATAGTCCCGTTCCAATCGTTTGCGGGATCCAATACAAAACGATTAAACATGACCAAATCAAAACAATCAAAACCACAACGCAAATCAAAGAGACAGGCTCCACCACCGCCTCCGAAACCACTCCACTTACGTCAGTCAGCTTCAGAATTGACCCGTCTAGGATGGGCCCTTCGGAAACTGGGCGGTTTAGGCGGTGGCTTGGCAGGGAACATAACAGGCGACTCGAACGCAGGAAAACAGTATGGCACCTCTCTTGGAGCATCACTTTCGAGATGGTTGGGTTCGGGAGATTATACTCTCGACTCAAATTCTATCGTTTCGAAGTTCCAGAGCAACGGCACCATACCAGCTATGCATTCCACAGGCCAGTCAATAATAGTCCGTCATAAAGAATATTTAGCAGACGTGGTTTCCGGGCCAACTGCCAATTCCTTTGATGTCTTTAATACATTTGCTCTAAATCCAGGTCTTTATAACACTTTTCCGTGGTTCTCTGAAATTGCACAACAATTCCAGGAGTATACTATTCGCGGCATGGTTTTTGAGTTCGTTTCAACGAGCGCTGATGCTATTGCCTCCTCTACTAATACTGCCTTGGGTTCAGTGATGATGTTCACTAATTACAGAGCCACGGCCGCTTCACCCACGAATAAAGTACAGCTCCTTTCAGAGTATTTTTCAACCGACGCTAAACCTAGCGAGTCCTTTTGTCACCCTATTGAGTGCAATCCCAAGGAGAACCCATATAATGTCCAGTATGTACGTACAGGACCAGTTCCTTCTGGTGAAGATCAGAAAACTTATGATTTGGGCGTATTTGGTGTTGCTACGTCTGGGTTTCAAGGTACGAATATTGTTTGTGGTGAATTATGGGTAACATATGAAGTAGAGTTACGCAAACCAATTATTCCGACTTCAAACCCTGGTGGTACTATTGATTCGAATTACTTTCACTATTCGAATACCACAGGTGTTTCGACCACACATTATTTTGGTACAGGTACAGCGAGTGTTATAACGGTTAATGGTATTACCATTACCCTTACAGGTACAACAATTACCTTCCCACTTGGTTTCTTTGGCAACTTTATGCTAATATACTCACAGTCGGGTGCTTCCACTGCTTACACCATCCCAACAGTTACTGGCACTACGAATGCAACAGCATTATTAGGATTTAATTCTGATACGACTGGTACGC